GCCGATCGGGCAGCTGGTCCCAGCCAGCGTGAGCTTCACGCTGAGGGCCGCCCGCCGGTTGCCGCCGCAGCCGCACTTGGTGCAGAAGCCGATGCCGCCTGGGTCCTTAGGGCTGTCGTCCCGGAACTCGCACGCCCGGCAGTGGGCGGTGCGGGCTGCCACCACGTCCGCCGGCGCCGGCCCGTTGAGGGCGTGCATGGCCTCGGTCTTCAGGTACTGGATTGCCTTGGCCGTGGTCACGCCGTGCGTGACCGTGGTGCCCACTGGCTGCTCCCCGCCGACGACACGGTGCGAGCACTGGCGACAGACGCCGAGGCTAGGCCGACCGCCGTAGTGACCAGCGGCACAGCACCCGCCGCCCTTGACCGTGCACGGTGACCAGTGGTCGCACTCGATCACGAGACCACGATATTCCCGATGCTGGTTATATCGTAATCGGCGGGGTAAGTCCCAGTCGGGTCGCACGGGTCGCTTCCGCCGCTTGTGTTCAGTAGTGTTGCCGCTCCAGCTAGTGCGACGCAGCCAGGAAGAGTGCACGTGCTTGTGCATGTAAACCAGGAGTCATATGGAATGTTGGAAAAGTCAGCAGAACCAGCACACGGGTCTACGGAAAGGTCTCTTGGGGTTACCGTTGCACACTGCCCACAAATCTCCCGAGCGACAACAAAATCCGCACCAACCTGCCATCCAACAAATACCGGTACACCGCCTTCGACCGCGCAAGTCGCAACGACGAAGAACACCACCCAAAGTTCGTGATTGGTGCATACTGCAGGGCTGCCGCAACAAAAGTTCGCGTCGTCAACCTGAATTGCGTTTGCTCGGTAGTAGGCGTACGAGTCTGTCGAGCAGCACAGGTATGCGGTTACCGTTGTTGCGGGAATTACGGGATAGGCAACCGCACCTCCACACAACGAGCAATCCTCTCCGGTGCTATCTGCAGTAAATGATGGACAGTCGATAGTCACGCTGCTGGGCAAGCAGCTGCAGTCGATACATCCAGCTCCACCGCAACAGCACGCGGCCCGCAGCAGGCTGCTCACTTGAAGTAGCCGGTGATCCGGCTGACGGGCAGCAGGTTGCCAGCGATGTAGCCCGCCAGTCCGAGCATGATGCCGAACCAAACGGAGCCGAGGAACGAGGATGCGTCAGCGATCAGGTGCATGGTTAGATTCCCTTTCGGCGGTGAACGCGGCCGAAAAGAGCGGATCGGCTGCCCGCCGTGCAGCGACCCACTCACGTACGTTTTCCTGCTTTGCCGGGTCCAGCACCGCCGCGGCGATCTGAGCCTCGGCCCTGGTCCGTCGCGGGATCAGGCCCACCGCGGCCCGCAGTGCCTGCCCGATGCCCGTTTGCAACAACAGCACGACCACCGCTACCAGGATCACCGCCCACAGTCCGACCTGCAGCAGCGTCGCCCACCAGGGCGTGGTGTCCTTGACGCCCGTGACCTCACGGTGAATGACGCCCACGCTTTGCTGAATGGCAGCGGCCTCCGCGTCGATGGCGGGTGCGATCGCGGGCACGTTGTCGGGTGCCAGTTCACCAGCCAGGCGGCGGATCTCGCCAGCCCGGTTGTGGATCTGCGACGCCGACACGCTGATGGCCCGGGCTGACGAGCAGGCGCTCAGGGCCACTAGGATCAGGAACAGCAGCACCCTCACCGGCGGGCCTCCAGCCGGTCCAGCCGCACAGCGACCGCCTGTAGGGCCTCTCCGTGCTTCTGATCGGTCGCGGCACCCAGCACCTGGGCCTTCACCAAGTCCTGAGCAATTGATCGCAATTCGCTGATGTCCCGGTCCTGCCGATCGAGGATGGCGTCCTTGCGGCCGAGCGTGACGAACACGCCAGCCACGCCGACCACCAGCACAAAGAGCTGCAGGACGCTGATGGCAAACGCCAGCTGGGGATGTTGTCGTGGTTGCATTGGCGTCACCCTCCTCCCTCGCATTCCCCGTCGATGGCGTTCGGGCACGAGAAGAAGAACAGTTGCTGGCCGTTGTCCCGGGCCAACGCGTACATCAGCACCACCGTGTTGTTGGCGATCGGATTGATGGTGAACCCGGCGGGGATGTAGGCGGTGGTGATCCCAGGGCCCAGCACCGTCGTGGAGCCCATCAGCTGCGGGCCCTCGCAGCCGTTGAACGCACGCCCGAGCGTGCTGCTGCTCAGGCTGCTCTTGCGACGCAAGGTCTTGGAATTCTGATACGCACCCGACCCGTTGAGAAACGTCTCTTCCCAGTCGTACAGCCATGCGATAGGGGTGTTTGCCACGCCGCCGACCGTCGCGGTCGCTCCGCTGATCGCGTGCGAGCCCGTGATGCGGGCCATGATCAGAACGGGCAGGGTCTGCAGCGCCGGTGCGGTCGTCTGTTGCCGTTGCTGGCTCAGGAACAGGTTGACAGCGTCGGCAATGGTGCGCACCTGGTTAGGTGACCATGGGCCGATCTGCCTCTTCGTTGACCCGTTGACTCTCATGTGGTCATGTTCAGGCTGGAGAATGAACTGGTGGCGGGGAACGGCTGCCGCAGGTACACGCACAACGCAAAGCCCTGATCGGCGCTGGTCGGCGTGCCGGTGCAGGTGTCGCTCTTTGCTCCGAGGATCACGCTTTGGGTGTGCGGGCTCTTGGATGCGATCTGCCGCAGGTGCAGGTCCGCGTCATAGGCGAACGAGTAGACGGTCTCGTACGTGCTCGTGGCGACGCGGCTGATCTGCACGCCGGTGAAGAGCAGACTGCGATCGGGGAACGAGAAGGGGCCAATGGAAAAGTTCGCGTTGTTCCGTGTGTTGACCTGACTCAGGGGCGGCGTCGGACGACCCACGTTCACGTTTCGCACCGTCACGCGTGCAATGTTCACGAACGAGGTGATGGGCTCGCCTCCCGCATCGACCTTCGTTCCGCCTATGTCCGTGTCCGCCGGGTTGTCCGAACCCGATCCGGACGGGATGGTTGCACCGACTCGCCACACGTCCACCGGCTCGCCCTGCACTGAATACTCGATGGCCGTGAACGCCTCTTGGGTTTCGTTTGGCCGATCCGCCAGCTGCGTCGATCCGCTGCCGAGGTTGCTGTCGAACGTGACCGTCCCCTCGTACACGTATCCGCCATCGTCCACCTGGCGGATGTCGGCTGCCACCTGACGCATTCGCGGCCCGGTCGTGAAGTACGTGCCCAGGTCCGTGAGCGCGCCGCTTCCTCCGCTGAACTCAGTAGGGCCCAACTTTGTTTGCACGACCACGGCGTTCCACACGTCGCTAGGCGTCATGCTTGCGCCAGCGTCGTCGACAATGACGTAGGTGGACGTGCCGGACCACTTGCCGCGGTCAAACGTAATGACGAGCCCGCCGGGTTTCTGACTGATTACGACCGCCATTACGGTGCTCCTCCACGCTCGGGCTTGGTGTTTCGCTCGATCTGTTGCAAGTACGCCTTCATGGCCTCTTGCGTCGGCACCAGGCGGGCGACGCTGTTGTCGCTCATGCCTGCGACCTTGACGCCGCCGATGGCGGTGCCCAGGCTCTCGACGTTGCTGAACTCCATGGCACGCGTGGCGGCGGCCTGGGCCTCGGCGTTGTTTCGGGCCAATTCTGCGGCAATCCCGGCGCGGCGAGCAGCGTCTAGCGCCTCTTGGGCGGCCATGCCTTCTTGCATCTTTTGAAGCTTGTACGCGTCGATGCGATCCTGCTCGGCCTTTTTTTCCGCCTCCGCAACCTGGCGAATGCCCTCAATTTGGGCGTCAAATGAGTTTCGGATTGCAGCTTCTCTTTCAACAACAATGTCTCGCAGTTGCGCGTACGACCGCTTTTCCCCCTCAAACATCACAAAGCCGCCCGTACCAGCTTTCTCAAGCTCTTTTCTCATGCGGTGGTATTCATCTGTCAATGCCCTTGAGCTGTCTCTGCGTTGCATCTGAAGGACGGCAATACGCTTCTCCGCGTCCTCCATCTTGAGAAACTGCTGTAGCCCAACTTCTTGAATAAGTCTCTGTTCGTGCGTAAGGGTTAGGGTCTTTTCTAAACCAGCGGCCATAGCCGTGGCCCTTGCCTCTGCTGCTTCTTGCAGTTGCTGCTCGAAGTTGAACAGGTTGACGGTCATCTGATACAGGTCACCGATGATTGGGATGGATTTGCCAATCTGCGCTAGACCGTTCTCAAGTCCCGCGTAGGCCGCTGAAGCAGCGTCCCCGTACTTGGCCACGTCAGAAGTTGCGGAAGCAAGCTCATGCATCACCGTCGCAACACCTTGGGCTCCAACGAGTCCAACCACGCCCTTTCCAAACATCGCGCCGAACGATTTGCTGGCCTTGCCGAGAGCTTGCTCGAGCTCGCGGCCCATGCGATTGCCGCGGCCAACCACCTTGTCCGCCGCCGCCATGTACTCGGCGGTCTCGAGCACCATTTTGGCCTTGATGTTCCCGACGGTTGCCATTACGCAGACCCCTTCTTGGGCTTGTTCAACGCAACCCGCAGGGCGTCCAGGGCGGCGTCCGGGCTAGTACGCGGTCGCTCGTAGAACGGCATGAAGTCCTGGGGCTTGAACGCCGGACCCTTGGCCCGGTGGCAGTTGGCCATGGTCGCAGCGACAACGCCAGCCCGCAGGTCGTCCCGCTGGGGGCCGACCGGGCCGTCGATCGCCTCGTACGCCATCCACTCGCTCAGTTCACGACTGCTCATGCTCGCCTCCAGCTCTGCGACCGTCCGACCCAACGCCAGCGCCAGCCGAAACAGGAACTGCCTCAGCGGGCGCTCTCGGAGTTTCCCTCGAGGCTCTCCTGGTCCTTCGCACCCAGCCCGCTCAGGCGGCTCGCCACGTCGTAGAGGCGGTCCACGATCTGCGCTGGCAGCTCGCCGATCGCCTCGATGTCGCCGGTGGTGAAGACGGGCTTGCTGTCCGCGTAGACGCACAGGGCGACAAGAGAGGCCCGGATGTTGCGGACCGTCTTGCCACGGGCCGACACGATCCGCTGCTCCCACTCGTCACGCCCGGCGGCGGTGAGGCCGCGTATCTCGACCTCACCGACGCCAGGTACCGTGACCATCTCCGAAGGGACAGTCGCCCGAAGGCCCAACAGGCTCGCCTTGAGGTCACTCATCACGCCACGTCCGCAATGGCCACGGAGCCATTCAACTTGATCGTCATGCTGGCCGTGACGGCGCTGTCAAGACCGCCGCGGATGCTGAACTGCTGCACGTATCCGGCGCACTGGACGGTGGTGCCCTTGTTGTTCGTGGCCTCGCCGAACTCCAGCAGGAACGAGCGGCAAGTGTTTGCGCCCGTGAGGCTGGAGTCCAGTTCGTCGATCAGGGCCTGCTGGTTGCTGCCGGTGTCCGTGTCGAGGTTGACCTCGAGGCTCAGGCTGCCCGAATCGACGAGACCACCGACGAACTTGCGGAAGCGGTCCGTCAGGGTGGTCACGTCAATCATTGTGAGGCTGATGCCATCGACGTTGAGGCTGATGACGTTGCCGACGCTAGTGGTTGGCGTGCCGGTGTAGGTGCAGCCTGATCCTGCTGAGCCGTACTTGAGGGTTGTTCCCCATGATGCAATTGCTGGCATGTTGTGCTCCTTATGGCGGCGGCTGGACGCCGCCCTGGTAGATGGTTGACGGTGAAACGGCGGCGCTGCGGTAGTACGCATCGACGCCCACGCTGGTGATGTGGTAGCCGCCTTCGTCGCCCTCGGCTCCCACGTCGTACGTTGTGCTCTCGCGGGCCACGCGGATTTCCATGACCGTGGTGCTGCGGCTGGTGCCCTTGGCTCCGTGCACGCCAACCCGCACCGCCTCAGCCAGGGCCAGGCTGTCCTTGGCCGTGGTGGCCAAGCAGTCGATATCGACCTGCAGGCGACGCAGCTGGTCGGTGCGGTCTAGGGCCGGGCTCACGTCGGCGTTGTCGTTGTACTGCAGCACGATGCACG